CTAAGAAATCCCTAAGATCTTGAGGCGTAATAGATCCAGCAGCCTGACTGTCTTGAAACAGATTGCTTGCCATATCTGTGACAGTTCTGCTTGTATCTGCCATAATTTGTTCTCCTAATTAGAAAAGAAGGGGAGTCTATCCTAGCCCTCCCCAATAGTTTAACTATCTGTTATTGTCGTACCAGAGCCGGAACCCTGTACAGACATACTGAAACCTGCAGTAACAGCTACAGCAGCTGGAGCTTTAGCAGCCAGTCGTACTATACTTTTAGCAGGAACTTTAAAGGGAATATTTCCTGGAAAGGAAAATGAACCCATGTTATTTTGATTACCACCAGTAGCAGCAACAATATCATTGTCACCTTCTACTACTGTTACTTTAGCAACAGTACGCCATGTCTCTGAGTTAGCAACTCCAGAAGACTCAGCGTGTGCCACTTGTAAAGCAATCTCAGCAGTACCAGCACCAGCAGCTACAGCATCTACATCATACCAGAAGCCATGAACATAACCAGTGTGACCAGCAGGAACCTTCCAAGTACAGTTACCTGACTCTTTAGATCCTGCATCAATGAGTGCATGAACACCACCACCAGTTACGTCAGCAATGGTGATAGCACCAGCAGCAGCAAGTCCAGTACCAGAATCAACAATCTCTGCTTTCTGAATAAAGGAGATAGTCTGCTCAGTCATTTCAACTGCACCCGTACCATTCATAGCAACATCTTGAGTTGCCTGATTTGAATTAGCATCAAGATACGTTACTCGTACACTTGTTGCACCAGTACTTCCAACGTCATCGGCTGCGGAACCAGATACTACATCAATATCCGCACCAGCTAGAACAGGAAAAACCTGGTCAGCATTGGTGTTGGAGATTGTTTCAAAAGTTGTACCAACCGTAGCGTTATCAGCATAAGGCTGATACAATTCTACATTGGTAACAGTATCTGCAGCAATAGCAAGAGATTGGATATTAGCTATATCAGTCATATTTTATATCCTTTCCCTTAAGAGGTTTTAAATTCGACACAACCTTCTGGTCGAATGAAGCCATGTCCCATTGCATACTTAGCTACAATGATCCAGCCTTGGTTTTTAATTTGATACTCAGTTTCCACAGCTAGATTTAATAGCTTCACAGTAGCAACTGATGACTTGTGCATAACCAACGCTTTAGTCGTGCTAAAGTTGCCGTCATGTGTAATCACTTGTGAGGAACTTACGTTAGTAATAGGTAGATTGTTAGTCTTCACAATGTGAATACCAGCAACCTTCATAACTTCACCTTCTGAATATACTCCACTTCCACCCCAGTCACGATTGATAAGTGAAGTGGTCTCTGCCATCAGGTAATACTGAGCAGGACGGACGTACATATACCTATCATTCTCAGGGACATTGTTCTCATCAAGCTGCTCTGCAGCATCAAAGAGTCCTGAACCCAAGGTGGAACCTGACGTTCCATAAGAGGAGTTAGTTAGAACAGCACCACCATTACCACTCGTGATGAGCGTAGATGATCGTGCTCCTAATACACCCTGTTGTAATACATTCTGATCCCACTGTGTACCTAAGGCAATACCAGCTTCCTTAGCGTAGATAGAGCGAACTTCAAAGTGAGACATAGCCTCATCCAAGTTGTTCACAAAGTGATCAGCAATCAAGAGACCATCAATAGAGATGACCTTCTCGTTCTTGTGAATAATTGTACCGTCTAACTCAATACCCGTGGTTCCAGTAGAACCTGAACCATTGATATAAGCGTACTCCGTAGCAGCAGTCTTCCATACCAATGGAAACTGTACTGAAATACCTGAACTGATTGAACGAATAACGTGCTTGTCCATCGTTACACTTGCTTGCTCGAAAGCAGTCAAGACTTCCCCAGCATAGACCTTGAGCATCAACGCAGATGAATCACCTGCAGAGTTAGCTTGGCCCGTTCGGGACATTGTAAGGACGGGAGCACTAGTGTCTGTAACCGACATTGTATTCTCCTAATTTAAAATTAATAAAAAGTATGTAACATAAAGTGCTATACCTTTCTCTAACTTTCAACTAGGGATTGTGGACCGCAGCCCGTCTCTGTCTACTTGTTTAAATACTTGATAGCGTACTACTAAACTACAGACTGCCCTGACTAAACAGGTCAGACCGTTCTAGTTTATCTCTAACATCTTGCCTAAACGCATGATCATATTCATAGCGAGGGTCTTTCATCATAGCAGTAACTTCCGCATTACTACGGAACACAGCTCCAAGGTTCCCCTCAGGAGCAGCTTGTCTACCACCATATACTTCACCCTCTACGCCTGTCTGGTTCTGGTATGCAGCTTGTAAGCCTTGTGCTGCCATCTTAGCAAACTCTATGTTCCCTGAGTTAACAGCATTGTCATAAGCTACGATCTGTTCTTGGCTATAATTACTCTTAGCCCAGTCTACCATCCCACTATAATTCTCTGAACCACCTACACTATTCTTAACCTCATTACCAATCTGTTCTCCTAAGGCTCTCTGTCCAGCAATGTATTGGTTCGCCATGTCCCTACTGATACCACCATCTTCCAATTGCTGATAGCTATTGTCAGACAGTGAACCATTCTGAGTGTACTCTTCAGTAAGAGCAGCGATATCAAATGCACCTTCAGCCACTGGGACATCTTGTGGAATACCAAGATCATCCTGGTCATCCATAGATTCATCAGGACTGTGCATCTTTCTTTCTAGTTCTTCATAACTTTGTTTTAGCTTTGCGTAGTCACCTTGGAACTTGTCACCACTATTGTCCATCTCAGGACGTTCAGTAGAGACATCATTTCCTTCTCCCTTGGCAGCCATCTCTTCATTATACTGGTCCTCAGAAGATATGTCTACTTGTTCACTTGGCACTGTCAGCTGGTTTGCCATATCTCTCTCCATAAGTTTCTTTGATTGTTCCGTTACGTAGTTGGATCTTAGTGTAAGTAGATGCTAGTCCACCATTAGTCTGTGCACCAGTCCTCTGCTCTAGGATCTCATTCTTGATCTCCACATCCTTTAACTCAGCTTTACTCGTAACGGATCGTGCTACCTTATCCTTTTCTTTCTGCTTGTCTTTAGACTCTGTATTCTTATTGGGCATCTTGCTGTTGTGCTCCTTGTTGTTGTGCTCTCATCATTTCCCCACCCTGTGTAACAGCATTGGGTACTCCAGCTTTCATCATCTCAGCTTGTTGCTGGGCTTGTTGTTGAGCTTGTTGTTCTTCTTGAACTTCCTCTTGTGACTTAACTAAACCCTTCATATCAATACCAAAGCCTACACCAATTCTCTTAGCAAAGTCTCCTACATTGATATACTTTGCTACCACTTCTGGTCCTAAGGTTTGAGTTAAAGTCTGAATAAAGGTAGCTAGTTTGTTAGCATCATTGCCTCTACCTAGAGCCTCGTAGCCTGTAATGATCACAGGTTCTACAGTCCCTTCTGGTAGTGTGGGAAGTTTACCCTCTTTCTCTAGTCCTGCTTGTATTCGTTTGACCAATGGAAGTTGTAGCTCATGGGATAGTAGTGAATATACTCCTCCCTTTGAGGTATCAATCTCCTGTGCCATCATTCTAATCTCTTCTGCTGTGACTCTCTCTGCATTTCTCTGTACTCCTTCTAACAATAAGAAGGCAGAAGCTAGTCTACGTTCGATAGCTTCAAGTGTTTCTCTGGCTACCCTGAAGTCATTGAACTTCTGTACTTGTATGACACCTACATCTTCTGGATTACCCTGCCTAACTGATAGGTTAGGTGCAATCACAGACTTCATCTTAGTTGTACCATTAGGTTTAACCAGGAAGATCACCTTGGCTGCCGCTGCAGTTCCTTCAAGTATGCTCCTGTTCAAACCTTCTGCTGCTCTTAGGTCTCCTAAGTACTCTTCTACAAATCCTCTACCATAGTCTTCACCATCAATAGCGTTGTACCTTAATGCCAACCACGGGTTCTTATCTAAGGGATAACTTGAGTCAGTGTTAGGGATCTTAGTATCATGTACTTCTTGGTGTACTACAATCTTATCACCCTTACGCCTGACTACTGTGTATAACTCTAGTACTTTCTCAACACTGTCTGCATCATCTCCAGTTTCTTTAGGAGGTGATGAATTAAAGATGTCCATATATAATTCCCTAGACATCTCTTCTTTAACTATGATCTCCAGCATCTCCCCTTGAGGATCTCTTCTTACACAGTACTGATCCAGGTGGAATACTCTAATCTTATTCTTCTTACCCACATGAAGTACACAGTTACCAGTGATAACTAGGTGACGTAAGCATTCATTAAGTGGTACACGCATAGCCTTAGCTTCTACCTCATTACTAATGGCTCTCTCCATAGAGTTAAGTCCTTCCTCTACTGGAGCACGTTGTTGCTGTAGCTCTTCTAACATAAAGTCATCTATCTGAAACTTAACAAACGGAGAGTTAGGAGGGAAGAGAGTAAGGAGAAACTTAGAGCTAAGACTGTTAACGCCTTTAGCTCCTATGCTTTGATAAGGTGTGGGTAAAGGATTGTTTCTATCACCATGACGAGGTAAGATAAAAGGTAAGGTTAGCTCTGCACTCTCCCATGCTACATCTAAGAAGCACTGTTTGTCACGGCACATATTTGAGTAGCGTTTGTTAGTTTGCATCATGCTAGTTGTAATCCTGTGTTAGTGAATGACCCAGTGTCTATGCTTAGATCACCTACGTCTTCTTGTGTTAGCTTTCTTTTCTTGCTACGTTTAATAGCGTCAGCTAGTGAGGCAGTAGCTTGTCTGCCACCACTGCCTGTTGTTGCTATGTTCTGTGAGTTGTACTGTGTCACTTGAGAAATAGGAGTATAACCCTCATAGGAAGGAGGATCAGGTAATAGGAGTCCTTTAGCAACTGAACCTGCTAATCCTACCGCAAAAGCTCCTAACATACCAGACGTAGATAACACCGTAGTCCCCATCGAAGCAGTCAAAGCTCCTGGAGCAAAAGGAAAAGCAGTTCCAACACCAACAGATCCAGGAAAGAATCCACCAGTAGCACCACCCATGATACCACCCATGAGTGCTCCTTGACCAACATCATTCCCAGTAATGGCAGCACCTGCAGCTCCAGTGGCTGCACCTATAGCGATACCAATTGCTATTCCAGTAGGATCACACATACTCTAACCTATATTCAATCCAGTAGGACCAGAGCTACTAGTAGTTTTAAGACCACCTTTACCTCTGGACTTCCTCTGTGTTCTAGACGTAGCCTTAGCCTGCGCTGACTTATCCGTAGTCACCTTAGCTATATCAGCTGGAGGACTAGGAGGGGGTGGCGGAGGAGGTGGGGGCGGAGGGGGAGGAGGGGGTTTAGGGGGTGCTCCCATACACATCAGCACACTTAATAATTGTAACACATTCTTCTCCTTTTAACTACTGTCTATAGTAATTTGTTCTGTGTTCTCGAACTGAGCCAGTCTCAATTCTTCTTGTCTTTCTTTGAGATAATCTAGTATCTCTATGTACCCTTTGATCTTATAGAAATCCTCAGGCAATTTAGCATTACGTATACCTTGAGGACCAAAGCATTCATTGAGTTCTTTAAGTAATCCATCAGTAATAATTATGTTATCCATTGATTCTCTCTTCTTAAGGTCCGAAGTTATCTTGCACATAGCAAGACGGTTATTTAACTGGACAGACACCTGACTCACACTCATCATTTTCTATCTCATGTGTACTATCAGTGTCACTAAAATCTACATCAGTTAGTTGTGCTACATACTCTTTATACCTGGCCTCCGTGACTACTTCTTGTGGGAGGTATTCGTAGGTAGTATTAGTAATGGGAAGAAAGCTAACACCAACATAGCTAGACCAATTACTCTTAAGCCAATCTCTAATAGCAGGGACTTCATCCTCTTTATAAGATACCGTAATCGAACAGTTCTGTTCAACGTAAGAATCCATGAGTAATTTGTAACGTGTGAGTTGTTCAATAGCAGACTCCTTATTGACATAAAGATCTCCTTCCTTATCAAACCTAATGTTCTCCCAAGCTACTGGGAATGTGACGATGGCGTTATGCTCATCAGTAGGATTCAATACAACATGATACCCTGCTTCCCTGAGCTTAGGTAACATAGGATCATTGATACTAAAGTTAACATTGTTAAAGATGTACTTACCCATAGGTTTATGACAACCCTCAGTGGTATCCATGATCTTACTAAGTGTTCCACTAGGTTTAATGGTGGTTACATTCTTAGGACGTTGAGTACCTAGCTCATCTGCCATAGAGTAT